AAGCGGATTGGGAACCAAAAGACGCAGCAAAGAAAATGAAAAAACGACAAGATTCTGAAGAAAAAGAAGTTAAAGATGTTTTAGCAGATAAAATTGAAAATTTAACTCGAGAACAAAAAGAACGTTTAGTTCGAGAATATGTTCGTCGCAAAATTGCAAAGATTTTAGTTGAGCAACCAACTCCAACCGACGAGCCACCAGTAGAAGAACCACCTGCAGAAGAACCACCGGTTGATCCTGCTGCAGCTACACCGGCACCAGACGCTGCAGCACCCACAACACCTGATGCTGCAGCACCCACACCAACGGATGCAGCAGCAGCCACAGTACCCGATGCTAGTATGGATATGGGCACAGATATGTCTACTCCTGCAACAGCACCAGCACCAAAACCGGCACCAACAGCAGAAGCAGTACCGACATTAGATTCTGCAAAGTTTAAAGAATTAGGAAATATCAAACGAATTGGTATGTTGAGAGATTTTTTTTCAAAAATTATCGCAAATGCTGATTTAGATGAAAAACAAAGCTTTTATCACAGATTACGTAAACTCGCAGCCAGTGAATATATTCAACTAAAACAGCAATCAGAAAAAGAATCTCGAGATCAAAATTTATAAAAAATAACATATGTCTAAAAAGTTACAAAATGTCAAAGCTGTTCAACAAATGTTGGATGGTAGTCACAAATTTCAAACCAAAAAAACTGTAGGGTTTTCTGATGCAGATGCTGCAGCAAAAAAGAACGAACGTCATGACGTTGGTGATGTTTGGGAAGAAACTGATGCTGTGAGCGGAACTACATACATCATTGAGCAACGAGATGGATTCCGCATCAAGAAAACCAAAGCTACAGATGTACTGCAACAAGTACGAGAAGAAATTCGATCGTATCCAAATTGCCGCAAAGAAACTTGCACGTGCCTAACAAAACACCCGCTCAATGAAAAAATGCGTAAAATTCATGGAATGTGTTTTGATTGCGTGATTGAACTTGAACACGAACTTAAAAAAGAAGGTCGTTATGAAGAGTATGAGCGAGCCAAGATTCGTGAAAATGCCATGGCATGGTTAGCAGAAGCAGAACGAGATGTTGCCTTATTAAAAGAAGCGTATACCACAGCATCGCAATTTGTTACAAATTCAGAAGGAGAAAAAGAAAATTGGTCAGCAAAAATGACGCCGGAAGAATTTGAAGAAACAGTGCAGGCACAGTTTAATGCATTCAAAGAAAAATTTTTAGCAAACTTAGATAAAGAAACACAACATGAAAACAATTAAAAAATATTGGATGGCTATCGTAGCCGGCATTGCTGCAGTATTTGCAATTTTCGTTGTAGCATCAAGCAAACGAAACAAAAACAAAGCAGAAAAAATTGACGAGCAAATCAAACAGAATGATGCTGAAATTAACAAAGCCGAAGGGCATATCGAAGCAATTCAAGAACAACGAGCCGAAGTAGTTGAAGAAATTAAAACTACAGAAACAGAGATTGCTGAATTAGAACAAGCAGCAAAAGAAGTTAAACCTGAGGTTCGCGACACTGCAGCTGCAAAAGAAAATATTCTAAACAAAACACGCAGAAGAAAATCAAAGAAATCATGAAAAAGTTTTTAATAACATTGTTGATTCCATTCTCATTATCAGCACAGCCAGATACATGTTTTACTGAACAAGAGATACAAGATATATCTTTTACACTTGATTCATTGTATGCATTAGATTCTATCAACAAAGAAATTATTGCAAAACAACATGAATTGGCTGCACAATTTCGCGATGTTATTAAATTAGATTCCATGGAAATTTCATATCGCATCAAACAAACGGAACTGCTTAAAACTAACATTGATTTGTATGTAGAGCGCGAAAAACGACTTAAGCCGCGTTGGTATGATAACAAAGCAATTTGGTTTGGAGCTGGAATTTTAACTTCCATACTAATTTTTGAAACGGTAAAATAATATGGCACAGCCAAGCATAAAACAGATAATCCAACAACAGTACATGCAATGTGCTAAGGATCCTGTGTTCTTTATGCGTAACTATTGTTATATACAACACCCGAAGCGAGGCAAGATTAAATTTAATCTGTTCCCGTTTCAGGAAGATTCATTAACTGAATTACGAGATAACAGATACAACGTTATTCTTAAGTCTCGTCAGTTAGGTATTTCAACCCTATCTGCAGGTTTTGCTTTGTGGAGTATGTTGTTTGCAGAAGATTTCAATGTGCTTGTTATTGCAACCACACAAGAAGTAGCCAAAAACTTGGTAACCAAAGTACGTGTCATGCACGACAATTTACCTAGTTGGCTGAAGGGTACAGTTGAAGCAGATAATAAATTGTCTTTGAAATTTAAAAATGGTTCACAGATTAAAGCAGTATCATCAGCAACCACAGGAGCACGTTCGGAAGCATTGTCACTGCTAATTGTGGATGAAGCAGCATTCATTCGAAACATTGAAGAAATATGGATTGCATCGCAAGCAACACTATCAACGGGTGGGGGTGCAATTGTTCTTTCAACTCCTAACGGGGTCGGTAACTGGTTTCATCAAACATGGGCAGATGCTGAAGCAGACATAAATGGATTTCACACAATTAAACTGCATTGGACGGTCCATCCAGAGCGAAACCAAGCTTGGCGTGACGAACAAACACAGCTTTTAGGCGAGCGAGGCGCAGCACAAGAATGTGACTGTGACTTCGTTAGTTCAGGTCATACTGTTGTAGATGGTCCATTATTATTAGAATACGATGCAAAAACCGAAGACCCGGTTGAACGTAGAGGGTTTGATGGAAACTATTGGGTATGGGAGTATCCAGACTATGCACGAGACTACATGGTTATTGCTGACGTTGCTCGAGGCGATGGCGCTGACTTTTCAACATTTCAAATATTTGATGTAGAAACAGTACGTCAGGTTGCAGAGTATAAAGGCAAGATTGCACCAAACGATTTTGGCAATATGCTTGTTACTGTTGCAACAGAATGGAACAATGCATTGTTAGCAATTGAAAATGCAAACATTGGCTGGGCAGCAATTCAGCCAGCCTTGGACCGAGGATATCAGAATCTGCATTATACATACAAAGACGATGGATACACTGATGCATCAGTGCAACTACGCAAAGGTTATGATATGAAAGACAAGAGCCAAATGGTTCCCGGAGTGTCAACCACATCACGTACTCGACCATTAATGATTTCAGCATTAGAAATGTATATGCGAGAAAAAACACCGGTTATTCGCAGTAAGAGGCTCATACAAGAGCTATTAGTGTTTGTGTGGCTTAATGGTAAAGCACAAGCACAGCAAGGCTATAACGATGACTTGGTAATGGCATTTGCTATTGCATTATGGCTTCGTGACACTGCATTGAAACTCCGCCAACAAGGAATTGACCTCAATAAAAGAGCATTATCGTCGTTTCAAAAAACAAATCCAGTTATCTACACAGGAAAACCAAACATGGATAATACTGGTTGGAATTGGAACCCTGGGGACGGCGACCAGGATTTAACCTGGCTTATCTAATAAAAAACACCGCTGTTCTGTATCTAGTTATATTTATATTAAAAAAGAAATATGGCGTCTTTAAGAAAACGATTACAAAACCTGTTTAGTACCAATGTCATTGTTAGAGCATATGGTAAAGACAAACTACGCGTAGTTGATACCAACAAACTTCAATCTTCAGGTAACTTAGCACAAAGCAAAGTAGCAGATCGATACACCAGATTGCATGGTGCAAACAAGCATCGTGTTGGAGGAATGGGTGGATATGATTCCAACTATTACATGCATCAGAATCGTATGCAACTTTATGCTGATTATGAAATGATGGATAAAGATCCAATTATTTCCGCGGCATTGGATATTTATTCAGATGAATCGACATTAGCAGATCAGTTCGGCGAAGTGCTTACAATTAAAACAAATAACACGCAAGTGCAAAAGATTTTGTACAATTTGTTTTATGACATTCTGAATGTAGAATTCAACTTGTGGACATGGATTCGCAACATGACCAAGTACGGCGATTTCTTTTTAAAACTAGATATTGCAGAAGAATATGGTATTACCAATGTGCGT